TTGGGAATATTCCCAATCATCTATATAATATATATCTATCTTTCAATTTAATTTTATATTTACTATAAAAAAAATAAAGCCACACAGAAGTATAGCTTTATTTTTCTCTTAATTATACCTGAAACAATAATAGCACATGGATCTCTATATTTGGTTGATACAGATAACCTCGTATGGATCATTAGAAATATCGTGTTACCATCCAATCATATGATTCTCTGCTTCTTTTTGATACAGGTCTTAACGTTGGGATCATTCGTATAATATGAAACGTAATCGCATATATAGATTCATTTTGTTAATATGTTACAATATCCTCAACTATGATTCGTTCAATTTACATGATACACTTTTCGATTGTCGTGACTCATTATACAACGTGATACGATCGAATATAATGATTCCCTACAGGACAATGAAACTAATCTAAACATATGGGTCATTATGATTATGATGTTACAAATACCATTATATGATTCAATCTTATTTTAAGATACAATCGCCGCATACCGTTTCATTATGTAAAGCTGATACTATTGCATTTAATGATTCCCTAAAACACTGTGTTACAAATTGACACATCCTGGGTCATTACCAGAAATTGTTACAATACAATGTACTGATTCGTTATAATTTGACGATACAAATCTTACCTATTGACTCATTATTATATAGTGGTACAATATAGATTCGTGATTCTCTCAGTTAATTTGATACATTATCGGTTTATGGACCATTTCTTTGTAATGATACAAATCTCGTATGGTGATTCGATTCTATAGGCCTGATACAATCTTACATGATGTCTCAATAAATTGTAATGATACAAAATCGTTGTTATTGATTCACTCTTATATATCGATACTATCTGGTTTTTCTGGGTCATTCATGCATATTGATGATACAAATCGGCTATACTGATTCATTAAGCTTTATTGTTACAATATCATCTTTCGATTCAATCATGATTTTTGATACTGTCGTACAATTTTGTTTCATTATTCTATACTGATACAAATCAATTTCTAGTGATTCTCTATCTCGCACCGATACTTGATATTATCTGGTGGATCAATGAATTCATATGTTACAATACACTATGCTGGTTCATTATATAATCATGGTACAATCAAGTTTGATGATTCATTAACAAGGAGTGGTACACTCTCAGTGTTTTGATTCATTCGTAGCATTTGTTGCAATCTTGTAATATGATTCTTTAAGATAGGCTGATACGGATCTTTTCTATTGAATCATTGATATTATATGATACAAATCGACGAAGATGATTCTCTATAATAATTTGGTACTCAAGAATCTTATGGATCAATAAAATTATATGATACAATTCGCGTAAACTGTTTCACTCTGAGATTAGTGATACAATCATTGATTATGATTCGATCTGTGATTAACGATACAAAATCCTTTCTTGTCTCATTTATAGGATCTGTTACAATTTCAATTATTGACTCATTCGTGAATAATGGAACGCTATGAGAAAATGATTCATTATAAAACAATGTTACGATCGTGTAATATGACTCATTCATTAAGACTGTTACTATACAAGTTTATGATTCGCTCAGACATACTGTTTCAATAACGAGCTATGGTTCATTGTGATAAATTGATACAATCGTTTACATGATTCATTCAAAAAATACGATACATATTACCATTTTCTGATTCTCTCTGAAATTTGGGTACTGTCTGCTTTTCCGGATCAATCAAAAGATTACGTTACAATCTCTATTATTGTTTCGCTGATATCAAATGATACATCCAATGTCCATTGGCTCATTACCACGTAATGATACAAATTATTCTGATGATTCGATCGGTGAATGATGATACAAGTTTCCTTTCTTGTCTCATTATATCTTATATGATACTATATATTATATTGATTCGATAAAATCGGTTGTTACGGTTATTCTATCTGACTCATTAGAGCTAAATGATGCAATCATAACAAATGATTCTTTTGGGCATAATGGTACGCTTTGATTACGTGAACCCCTATTGATAGATGACACGTGTCGTATAATATGGGTCATTCCCATGAAAATGATACGAATCTAAACTCACTGATTCATTACTACATAATGATACAGTTGAAAGTATTGATTCACTATGCGATATTGATACAAGCACCATATTATGGTTCGATATAAAACATTGTTACAATTAATTCATATGGCTCCATCTAGTATAATGGTACACTATTTCTAATTGTGTCTTTTTAAGAATTTGATACAATACATACTTATGAATCACTCTTATGATTTGATACAAATTACATACCCTCAGGTTCATTAGTTACGCAATGATACAAATTATTCTCCCTGACTCATTCTGAAATGCGTGATACAATATCTTGCTTTGATTCGTTCATAATACATGTTGCAATATATTGGACTGACTCATTCAAGTGAACTGATACTGATGATTATAATGATTCTCTCCAACTCATCGATACAATTCTATTAAATAGGATCTTTAAAATCATATGGTACGCTTATGCAATGTGAATCATTTCGAACTTATGGTACGCTACTGATTGTTGATTCACTCAATAATAATGATACATATTCCAACACGCAGGGTTCGATAGAATACATTGGCACAATTAACTCATATGTCTGACAAAAATAATAATGGGGCAAATGATTGTATTCATCTACCCCACATATTATCTATGTGTCGATTAGTCTTTAGAAAGATACAAAGACTTATCAAAATTCGGCACGTCATATTTATGAGCATGCCCTAAGATTCCGATTGCATACGGTACCGGAGGTTCTTTGTGATTCTCCATAATATACCATACTTCGAACAGATGAGATAAGAACATCTTGACTGCATATCGTTTCGCACGAGATTCGATATGACCAGCTGTCAATTTCCCACTCTTATACGTTTCAATGACTTCCTTCTTCTGGAAGTTCTTTTTCAGAAGAGCCTTGGCTGCTTCTTGTGCATATTCACCAGCTTCATTCTTAGCCAGTTCATACTGTTTTCTTTCATAATAAAGATGGCCATAAACATCTCCATCTCTGTTACGAGATTTAACGAAGCTTTCACCAAGCTTCCAGCAAAGCGTTTTCAATTCCCCATTCCAGGGTCTCTTTTCCTTTGCTTTCCATTCTACTGTCGGATCAAGTCCGGCATATCTCCAAATAGCACCAGCTGTCTGACATTTGGAAATATCGATCATGGAATACAGACCCACTGAAATAACCGGTCCGATACCATAAATACTGTTCATCCACTGACAAACAGGATTGTTTTTAGAGAAAGCTTCCAACATCGATTTGGCTTCTTTCTCCATTGCCAAGTATTGCTCACCCATAAATGTAATACATTCACAAGGCTGAGCTGGCTTAATTTTCTTTGAAGCATCCACTACTTCTGCACGCAATGCTCTTGCCTGCGCAAAAGAAGCTTCGCGCATTTTCTGCGTCTGATAGTACAATTTTACCAGATATCTAACTTCATCTCTGGTCAGTAATTTAGCAGCATTTCTAACATCCCTGCTAAGTTTGGCAATCGGTGTTGCCTTGATCTGTGCTGTTTCGTTCATAATAGTCCTCCTTTTGATTTCGACTTAACTAAACGAAATGTAACTACTAATAGAGCTATTAAAATAGTAAGCTCTTTCATGTATATAATATATAATTCAAAAAAATATAGATTACATAATACTCAGAGCACATATGTGCTCTGAGTAATTGTGATTATTATCGATATCTATTTTTAAATATAACAGCTTCTATTAGTGGACGCTTCTTAAGTTTAGAACAAATAAATTCTTTAACATAATTTTCTCCATCTTTAATAGTAGAGCCCGGATGATTAATTATATAATTTCTCATTTTTTTATATAATACAGAATGACTATATCCAACGCATAAACCCCAGCCTAGCATAGTATTTTTAATACCATCTATTTCAATAATATGAGCACTTGATTTGAATCTGTTATTATCACTTATAATAATCCATCTACAATTCTCTGGGCAATAATCTCCATCAAAATCAATTCTATCTATAGATAAGTTTTCTTCATATCCATGCGAAAATGCCCAGTCTTGAAATTTCCATGGTTCTTTTAACCATTCGTCACATATTTTAATTCCTTTATCATAATACCATTTATTGTCTCGTCTACCTTTTTGATAACATCTACGTTTTATATCTTTAAAAATACGTCGTAATCGTTGAGATTTCCAATATTGGTGCTCACATTTTTGAGCGTTTATTGCGTCATTAATAGTCGTTATGCTCATACCCTTTTTCTCAATGTACCCACATTTAAGGCACTGTGTTATGAATTTGCGTATAGAACCATTTTTAATAGTTCCGATAATTTTATATCTTCCTATAACTCTACCAATATAATACTCATCCGGAATATGAAAATGCTGACATTTAGACGTTTCTTTTAAAGACAATGCGCGAATATTGGCAGCAGTCATACCATTAGTTGTATCTATATATCCGCATTTTAAGCATTGTGTACTAAACAATGCTTGACCGGATTTAGCTTT